CACTTTGTGAAGGGGATCAATCCTCGAGAATGGGAGGAATTGCTTTCAAGTGTGCTAGCTAGCCTAGGTGTCGTGTGCACCGATTTCAGCAGCATGGAAGCCCATCACAGAGACCCACTGGTACGAGTTGTGCTGTATTGGATGAATCACATGGTTCGATTGCTACCTGGCAGACGTAACCTTGCACAGATTTACGGGAGTCTGATGCTTGGTGTCAATGAATGTTCTACGTCTTTTGTCAGGTGTCGAGTCAAGCAAGGCCTTATGTCCGGGGCCCCTTGGACTTCTTCCGCAAACGCAATTTTGAACTATGTGCTCATTTCCTACATGTCCTCGCTCAGCGCCATTCCCAGCGGAGACATCGACAAAATGGTCGAGCACACCATGACGAAGTTCAAGGCCTTCTTTGAAGGCGATGATGGTGTCACAGCCATGGACGGCTTCGACAAAAACGTAGTCCAAGAGTTGGGTCTGAACCTAAAACCTGATCCAATTGTAGGGAAGCATATTTCTTACAAGGACGCGTCATTCTGTGGCATCATTGTCGGCGACGGAGAGAAAGTGTACGCTAGGAACCCGTGGAAGACCATCATGGACTTCTTCACGCTGGACTTTAAGTACGCTGGCTCGAAGGAGAGTGTCCATAAGGGACTGTTGAGAGCAAAAGCTCTCTCACTCCTGACAGTCTTTAGGGGAAACCCTGTCACGCAGCAGCTATGTGAGAGTGTATTGGACATGACGCGAGGCATGGACGTTCGGAGGTTTCAGAGTGACTTCAACTTCTGGAAACGTGCCAGCATCGATTTGTCTAGTTCGATCAAGAAACCGTGGCTGCTGGTGGCTGAGGTATCCCCAAGGACACGAGAGCTAGTGAACCGTCACTTTCACATGGACCCTTCGGTCCAGTTACATGTGGAGAACGCCATCAGAGATTGGCATGCTGGAAGAACTCCATGCATATTCGTTCACCACAGTCTGTTCACCAACGAGCAGATAAAGTACTGTTCCGAATTCATCCGTCCACTTGCTTCATTAACTTCACATTCCTTTCATTTCGATTCATCTCTTGTTCTTTATCCCCACCCTGTGGTCGGAGAAGTGAGTGAGAGTCGGTGGCATCAGTTGGATCGACACTTGTTGCCACGAGGCGAGCGTAAGCCACTGCAGGCTAGAGAGTGGCCTCAGCTCGAGAGGGGTGAGTTGGATGCGTTTGGAGTGTAGAGAGTTAGTAGCCAGACCCACTCGTGGCCGTGGAAGCCGTAGTCAACCACGCTGTCTGTAACTACCCTGCCCGTGGCAGGATTTCCGGGGGCCGTAAGAATACCCGAGTAGTGGCGACTGATACCTGCGGGGAACAGTT